CTGCTTCATCTTCTAAATCTTCTTTCTTGTCCGTTTCCTCCCTCGTTAAAATTATTTCTTTGTATTTAGTAGGTTCATTAGTAGGTTTCCACACCTCAACAGATGTATGGTCTTCTATTACCTCAAATAGTCGATTATCGTATTTGAATTTATCTCCTACTGAATACTCTACTCCTATCTCGTATGAATCAAACGCATCAATAATAATATCTCTATTATCATTGATAGTATTTGCATCTAGTACATTTAATAATAAAGTCATAAGCAACTTATCATTACCTTTATTGACTTTATTAACTAGTTTATGTAGTGCTTTTTCCCTTGCTTTGTGTTCAACATTACCATTACCCAAAACAATCATCTGACGAGTTAAATTAGCGTATTCTGTGATTAATGCTGGGGTAGCATCTCCTTCATACATCTGAACAGCTAATTGACGTTTTATTTCTTCTAATATCTCACTATCTGATACTGTTGCAAATTTCCCTGGTAAATCTACTCCGCCATTTAAAAAAACAGCGCCCTTTCTTAACGAGAACTGAACACTAACACTTCTATATCCCCCTGCTTCTGGAACAGGTGTTCTATCAATAAGTTCTAATGCCATTATTTATCCTCCTTAGCTTTTAACTCATCAACTAATTCTTTTAGATCCTTATTAGAGTCAATTAATTCTTTCAACTCTTTAAGTTCCTCAACTTCTTCTGTAAGTTGTTGATAAGCTATTTTGTAATGAGCAAGTTCAACTGTTTTTTCACTCAATTCTTGAGCTATTAAATGAATAGGTTGTATTTCGTTATGCTGCATATATCTTTTCCTCCAGTTTTTTTATTCTTCTTTCTAATTTAATTATTTTTTCATCTTTTTCTATATCACGATAATAAAGTTCTTGGGTTGCTTTTAGATTAAAAGTTAGCAAATTGAAATGGTCTAGTGTCATATACTTGCCGACCATCTTCACAAAAGTCTTATCTATCTTTTCTACATCTTGAGCTATTAAACCTATCTCTGTATAAGGTTTCGTTCCAAAGTTTTCTCTTTCTTTCCAATCAAAACTCTTGAATGAAAATAATTTTAATTTAGCAAGAGCATTAGCTTCTGAATTAACAATATCAGTTTTCAACCTAATATCAGAAGTAGTATCAAAATATTGTTTAACAATTTCCCATAAACTATAATTTTTACCGTTGTAATGGTAAAACATATCATTATTTTCTCTATCAAAAAGTAAGGCTACATTTCTATCCCAAACCCCAACAGACGTACTGCCATCATGATGATTAGCAAATTTTAGGTTGTTGACTCCTTTTGTATTAATAAAACCTTTAACTGTCAATAAGTATGCGTTTGTATCTACAGGAGTATTACCTCCTACAGTAAAATCACTGTCTTGGTAAATAAACATTCCGTAAGGAACATCTTTTCCTCTATCACGTCCACCTACTATCTGAATGCCTATGCCATCTTTACTTGAATAGTTGTGAGGCGAATTAATTTGAAGCCCTCCACTTTCTGTAGGCTGCATATATCCATATTCGCCTAATGTAATTCTGCTTCGCCCAGTAATTTCAGCTCCGATTATAGTTTTACCTCTAAGGCTTTCTGTATCTATTTGAGTAGAATTTATCTTGACTGTTTGTAGTTGGTTAATAAATGCTTTTTTAGCAAATAATTCTGTGATAAAAGCACTATTAGCCAAGAATTTAATAATCATCGCATTATCAACATATAAATTGTTTGATTTAACTGCATTAGCTGCAAGTATTTCGGTTGTAATGCTTCCAGCTTTATGGTGTCCAGTTTCTAAAGTATTAGCTTTGATTTTTCTACCCTCAAGCGTTCCATCTACAACCATATTTCCCGTTACTCTAATAAGTGGACTTATTAAGTCAATACTATCCGGTTGCACCTTCATAATACTAGCAATAGTTCTTCCATCAATCGTTTTTCCGCTTCCTAATGTTATACCATTAGAAGTAACAGTAACATCTGATTTTTTCAAAACCTTATTATCAAGTTCACTAATTGCTAAATTAACTTTACCAGCTAATGTTGTTAATTGAGTTTTAATATTTTCATTATAAAAATCTAGGATAGCACCAGTATTATTAAGTTTAATTTTGCCCCAAAGGTCGCTTTTCGGGTCTCTCATTTGAATATCTAGGTCTCTTAATTGTTTAAATATCCCACTTAGAGAATTAACCTTCTTATCAGGTGCTACAAACGATGTAACTGTATTTCCTTGTTCTAGTTGGATGTGGTTTAATCTAGTATCTCCTACACACCCCATGTGATGTATTTTGATTACTTCATTAGGGGTATTAGGAGTAAATGTGTATTGATATTTGCCATTTCTAAAAAGTGCTTCATATCTTCTATTTTGAATTTCTATATTCATACACTACCCCCTTCCCCAAAATTCAATATTATCAACTCTACCTTCTTTTAACTTCGCTGTGTCGCTGTCTGACAACTTGAACTTAAAATTAGAACGTTCTAATCTTAAAGAATTAAATTCAGTTAAGACTAAATTATCTAAAACTATTTTCGTGATATTGTCAGTATTAATTTGACCTCCGTACAACGTTATTATCATCACTTCGCCTTTTCTTTTTAAAACCGTTCCATAATTTAATTTTAAAAGCAAAGTAATACCTTCCCAAACTAATCTATCTCCAACATATCTTTTCGCTACTTCTTTTCCACCTACTATTAATTTTAAACGTTCCATATTAGCACCTACTTAAATATATCGTATATTGTGTTAGCATCTTTGGTAGGAATAGCGTTATATTGAGCTTCTGTACCCGCCCAATACTTCATAGGTTGATTATTTTGTTGGTTGATTATATTTTGTCCGGGTTTTCCGTCTACACCTGCTCTTCCGGTTGCTCCTTGTATCCCTTGCAATCCATCAGCACCTCTGAATTTCGACCATTTATAAGAAGTGTAACTATTTGGAGGTGTTGAACTCGTTCCCGTATATATGCCGATGTATAGAGCATTAGCATCATCACTCATTCCGTATCCATTAGAATTATTAGAATATTTAATATGAGTATAACTACTTACCCCATCTCGCCCATTAATTCCTGGTGTTCCATTTGTTCCATCTCTTCCAGGTTGTCCAGGTAAACCACGTTCCCCTTGTTGCCCTCGCTCTCCTTTGAGTTCGTTTTTTTGCTGCTGAGTTAAAGCTGCGAAAGTAACTTGTCCGTCTCTCCCTGCCGGGCCTTGTGGTCCAGTTAAACCACGCTCACCAGTAGCTCCTCTAGGTCCTGTTAAATATTGCAACTCACTAAATCTACTTCTACCATTACCAACTTTTAAATATCCTGTGTCGCTCTCTACACCTATTTCTCCATCCAGGAGGATAAGGGAGCTGTTTCGCCACTCATTAGCTGCCATTCTTTTATGTTGCACTCTTAAAGGTATTTTTTCTATTGACATCTAGTTGACACCTCCATCTATTATATATTGCGGTTGTTCGTTCCATTCTCCTTGCCACTCTTTCATCCAATCTTCTGTAAACTCTGGATGGTCATTAGCATCCGCTATCTTTTTAAAAATTATATTGATATTCAAAACATTTTTATTAGATATTTCTACTGTTGTATATACCATTTCCAACCAATCGCTAAGTAATAAGTTGTTATATGTAGAACTATAGACGTGAAGTAAGTCCACTTCTTTTGTTCCTTTTTCTAGCACTTTATCTATTCTAGGATATAGGTTGTTTTTCGATACTAAACTTACTCTTGCGGTAAAAGGTAATGGTTTGTTAAATACTACTTTTATATCAGTAAAATCGTGGGTTCTACACTCTGCTTCCCAGCTTATAGTGTATTCTTTCCCCACTTCAAAACCATCTCCATTGTGAGATAATTCTATGTAAGCTGTTCCTAGTGGTATCTCTCGCTCGGTAGCACCTTCTAATCTGTTTTTGTTATAAGTGATACTATCATCTGTACCTACCATTTTTACTGTAGTTTCAGCTATTTGGTTAGTCTCTTCAATTTTCTTTCTAAGTTCATCTAAATTACCACCATCAAAGCTGGATAATTTGCTGTTAAACTCTTTTATAGTTGAATTGACTTCTGTTTTGAAAGTGTTTATTTTATTTTCTAATTCAATAGCTTTTTCTCGTTGGTCTTTCTCAACTTCAAGTTTTGCTTTTTCTATCCCGGATTTTACGGAATCCTCAATTTCTTTTGATTTTTCATTAAAGTATTTTTGAAATATTGCTTCTTGTTCTTCTAGTAAGGCATTAATTCTAGCGTTTAAACTATCTGTCTGGGTTTGAAGAGATTCTATTTTTGCATTAGTTCCACTATTAAAGCTAGCCCTACTATCTCCAACCTCTATTTCGTGATTTTCTTCAAGAATGACATCCCACACTACTTTTACTACTTTAGCATTTTCATTAATTATATTTAGATCTTGGTAAAATACTTTTAGCCTATCACATAAATCTACTTCTTCAAGCGCAGGAGTATCAAATATACCATCTACTTTTGATAAGTCCTGGTAATTTAACTTAAGATTTACACTAGGCACTCCTACATTATTACTTTTAATATAAGAATTAGCCTTATTTCTCAAATGCTCTACAGTTTTTAAATCTTCATCATTAGAAAAGTCAATCTTTAATATTCTTTTGTGCGTGAATTTTCCTACATGTGGACTATCAATTAAGATTTCAGGAAGAGTGATTAACTGTTCTCGATTATTGTCGTCTGTATATTTTTTAAAAGGGAATACAGTGGTATAAGTTTCTAAAATCGACTGTTCCTGCTCTAAATCTAATAAGTTTTTTCCGTAAGCAATTATTGTAGGACTATCTACCCCCATTTGTTTATGGAGTCTGATATTCAAATTATCGAACTCATACTCTCCTCCCCACACATCAAGAATAGATCCCGCTTTACCTCCAAGCGCTTCTCTTGCATTATCGATATTTTCAATTTTCCAGGTAGTCTTATTATTAGTTAAAATATCGGACCATACAAAAAACTCTTCTCTACTATCGAGCAAGTTATCTCTCCAGGTCAATAGTGCTCTTGTAGCATCACCATCAACTGAAATATCAGGTCTAAGAGCGTTCTTCGATGTTTTTGCTTGCGAAATATGTTGGCAATAAATTTTGTATCCTTCTTTTGTTTTAGTAAGTTTAGAAACTTCAAATCGTTGATTTTTAGTTCGATATCCAGAATCAACCTTTATCAACATTCCCTCTTCTATCTTTTTAATATCCTTGCCGTTGACGGGATAATTAAATTCCAATATATATATCCCGTTTTTTTCTTTAGTAACAAAACATTCAGAAGCATCAGAAAGAACTGATACTCCCAAATGTTCAAAGTTTGTTTCATTCGCTTTGTATAAAATTGGATAGGCCATTAAACTAACGCCTCCCATCTTGGGGTGATTTCAACCACAAAAGAATTATTATCCCATGATATCGTGTTATCTCCTATTTCAAGGTGTGGAAATGGATAAGTATACACTTTATCATACTGAGGCTCTTTATTATCCCAGTGGGCCGATTGAGTTTCACAATCAATATTAATGTGTCCACTAACACCTTTCAGCCTAAATATTTGAGAATTAATATTCAAATTAATATCTCCTGTTCCTCTTAATTTAATAAGAGGTTTTGCCGTCCTTTTTTCAGGATTGACTAACACTTGACCGTTAGAAATAGATAGTTTATTTAATCCTGATTTTAAATATTTAACAGGGTGAATTTTGAAATTTAAAATACATTTTTTCTTACTGGTTAAAGTCCCTTCGATTTTAAAAGTTTCAAAGAAATAAGCTTTATAAAGATAATTACTATCCCAACTCAATTCAAAATCATACCATTTCGGCACTATATTAATGAGATAATCATTTAATTTTGCAATAATGGTTTCTACGTTAGCTTTTTCATCGTATATTTTGAAAGGAAAAGCACGTTCTACCACATTCAATCTTTTATTATCTTTAATTTTAGCTCCATTAACCCCATCGATTTCAATTAATTCTGTCGAGTTAAAAGAAGACTCTAACTCAATATCATCAACTAATCTTAGTCCTAATTCTTTTGTATTAAGCTTATCATAAGTAACATATTTAGTTATCAAAGTCTATCTTCCTCCTCTTTTACTAAGAATTTAATCTGATTATAGATTTTTCTAACATCTTCTTTACTATTTGTGTGTAGATTTTCGATGTGAAGAAGCGATCCATAATTATTAGTTTTAGTGTTCGTTACGCTACTATTAGAGTTACCTCCAACAGGAGCAAATCTTAACGAATTAGTTCCTAAACTCAACATTGCTTCCGGCGGTTTAGGTTTAAACGCTGAAATGGTGCGTTGGTACATATCAAGAGCTTTATTCAACACAGGCATATTTTTAATCATACCTCGAGCAACACCTCCAGTTAAGTGTCGTCCAGTTCGTTTATCAGTAAGTCTTGAAGGTGAGTGAATTTGAGCTTTTGCTCTTAACGCTCTATCAACTTCGTTTACTATGGCATTTGCTGCAGCAGTAACAGATCCTAAAGCCGAATACATACCTTGAGCAACACCATTACTTACCTGTGCACCAATGTTTTGAGCAACCGGTACAATACTTTGTCCTATACTTTGGATAGTATTCTTGATACTTTCCATCGCTGAACGAACATTACCCTCATTACTTCTAAGTCCTTCAGCAATATTTTTACCACTTTCTTGCCCGGCTTTTCTTCCTTCCATTGCCATTCTACTAGCTGTCTGTTGAAGAATAGAGGTCATTTGCTGACAAGTTCCTTGAACCGCACTTTGCGCACTGCTCATAGCACTTGATATAGAAGTGGCTAAACCGCCCATTGCAGAGCCAACGCTCGCTAGTGTTGAAGTAAATCCGCTTACAACTCCGCTTACATTAGATAGTGTTGAGCCCATTGTAGATATTTCAGAATTGAACGAACTTATATATCCACTGGCGCTCATTAATCCGGCTAGAGATGCAACAACACTAACACTGAATGTTTGAACTGCTGTCGATGTTGAAATTAGCGTTATAGGTAATCCGGTTAGAGCTGTATTTAGGTTTGTAATTAAAGTAGGAATAGAAGTCAAGGCCCCTTGAACAGAGTTGGCTGCTTCTCCTAAACTTGATAAACCTTGTGCCATCGTTTGCATTCCGATTCCCGCTGTAGTCATTTCTCCTGCGTGTGCAGAAATTTTCCCTACACCTAAAGCAGTTGCAGTTAAAGTAGCGACCAAATCACCTAAATTTAAATCAACTAGAGTTTTCACCCCTTCGGCAAATAATCTGAATCCATTTCCAGCTTTTTCTGCTGATTCTCCGATGCTTTTAATAACGTTCGCTACTCCATCAAGAATTTTTCTTACCGATTCACCAATACTGTCAATTACTAATTTAACACCCTCACACACAGTTTTTACGGCGGTTCCGAACTTTTCAAATGCAGTTCCTAATCCTTCAAGAACTGATTTAATAGCAGTCCCTACCGATTGAATAACACTTGCCACTCCTTCAAGAGCTAGTCGTACCCCATTACCAAAACCAGTAAATGCTAGAGCTAGACCTTCTAAAGTCCCTTTAATAGCAATACCTACCGATTGGATAACTGTTCCTACTCCTTCGAATACTAACCGTATTCCATTACCCACGCTTTGAATTGCCGTTCCAAATGATTGAATAACACTTCCTAAAGCTACAAGAACTGCGGATAATCCGGTACCTAAAGCTATAATAACTTGTGACACGGCGCTTCCTAAGGCCTGAAAGACCTTAACAACTCCATCACCTTGAGTTCCTAAAAGTGCAAGTCCTACACAAACTAATGCAATTCCAGCCCCTAAAGCCAACCACGTAGTTGGTGGTACTATTGCTATGGCTTGACCTAAACCTCTAAATGCTATCGCTAATCCAGTTCCAATCCCTTTAGAAGCTGTTGCAACAGCAGTTCCCAAAGAACGAATTACCGAACTAACTCCTTGTAGCGCTTTTCTTATTCCATCTCCAAGCCCTTGGGAAGCTTTTTGAACTCCTTTGCCTATCCCTTCAACAGATTTACTAATTCCTTTACCTGCACTTTCTAAAGTGCTAACAGCGTTCTTCTTAAACAATTTAAAAGGATTTAAACTTTTAATAAAATTTAAACCTTTTGTTGCTAACTTGATAGCTTTTAACGAACCTACTATTGCTAGTAGGGCATATGCAATGCCACTTATAACACTTGGTGGTAAAGATGCGATAAATTTTGCACAAGCACTAACAACTCTAGTGATTGCGTTAACTAATACCCCAAAAGCTTGTGCTACTGTGCTTATTACCCCGCTGTTTGCTAAAGATTTAATAACGTTGCTAATTGCTCCATTAATGTTTTTGAAGGCACTAATAATTGCGTTAATTGCTCCACTATTGTTTAAACCTTTCCACAATTCTTTTGCTACTGTTACCACATTTCTTATTGAGGATGCTATTCCACTGATTATCCCTTCTATGTCTATCCCATCGAGGAACTTTCCAACTTTATCAGCTAATGCACCAAAATCAAGCTTTTCTAACGCTTCTGTAATTCCTACAATAGCTTTTATCCCGAACTTGTTGAACTTTTCAAAAGTTGGCATTAATTTATTTGCAATAGATTCTCTTGCTCCATCAATTGCCTGGTCTACAGTTTTAAATTGTGTCGCCATTTTAGAAAAGTGATCATTATTCCCAACTTTTTTTATCGCGTTGAAGAAGTCTTCTGTTTTTACAGTCCCATCTTGAACACCTTTAACAAGCTCAGCTAATGACATTCCCATTTCCTTAGCAACAGCCGCCATACCTGCTGGAGTTTGTTCCATCATTAATTTAAAGTCTTGCCACGCTACTTTTGGTTTAGCCGCCATTTGAGTTGCTTGCGTACTTAAAGTTTTCATAGCTTGTTGAGGATTTTCCGCTGCAGCTGCAAGTCCACCGAATCCAGTTACTAACTTATCGGTTTCCTTAATTCCTACTGCTGCTAATTGCGAATAGGTAGAAGCCATATCAGAGGCACTGTAAATAGTTTTAGTAGCGTAATCTTGCATAACAGACTTCGCTTGAGCAATTTCATCTGCAGACTTACCTATCATCTGCATATTACCTTCGAAAGTCTTCCACGCTTTCGCAGAGCTGTTTAATTCGTTAGTCATGCTTTTAACACTGTTAGATATTCCTCTAATACTCCCAACAATAGCCGAGTTAACTAAATTAGCTCCTAACACACTTTTGAAAACAGAACCTACTTTATTTCCTGCTCCTTCAAGACCGTTTAATGCCCCTTTCAACCGACCTATGCCAGCGGTAGCACCTTTCTCATTAAGGTTGACATCTATTTTAACTTTACCTTCTGCCATATATTTACCTCCTTTCTTTTTAAATTTTAATCGTCGATAGGAAGTTCATATAAGCGTTGAAGTTTTCTCATGTGCTCTTTATATTCTGAACTATCACTCTTACTTGGTTTCCAAGAACGAATTTTGATAACTTCTACAAACTTTGTTCCGTCTGGCAAACCGTTTAATAGTGCGTTAAACTTTTTCCAATGTAATTTACCTTGCTGCTCAATTAAGTCTATGTTGTAAGCCTGAAAAAAAGAAGCAAATATATAATCTGAATCGAATTTCAAACTATATAATTGCTCCTCTTCCTCTTCTTTGCGCTCCGGCATAGGGTTCCCCGCTAAATCATATTCAATAGGATTGAGTTTTTCGTTTTCAATATGCGCTTGAAAAATTTCTTTTAGGATAGTATCTATATCTTCAAAATTATATTTTGTGAAATTATCAAGATCTTGTTTGGTGAATATAACAAGAGCAAGATAAGGTTTAAATTCATCTGAGATTTCCTCATCTTGCAGCATATCAAACACCCTTAACACATTGTCGAAAGATAAATCTAGCTCATATCTTTCACTACCAACGATTAATTCATCTTTTAATTTGTGAGATAAATCAAGCATGGTTAGTTGCTCAGATATTTAGTTAACGTATTCTCATTCACCAAATTAGGAATTTCGACTGCTAACCCCCTAATTGTTTGAATACAAGCAACAAAAGTTGGAATAGTTGATTTATTACAGTACTCGTAAATTTTAATAAAGGTCTCTTCATCAAATAATTCGATCCATAACTCTTTTGTAAACTCTAAAATAGATTTTAAATCATCAATCGTTCCTTTTAAATTTTTGAATGTTTCTTCAGCTTTATCAGCTTTCACACTCAACTTAACTAGATTTTGCAAATTTTCATCACTTGCCACAAATCTTAACTCAAACTCTCCAAAATCAATCGGAATTGTATTTTCAAACTTCTTAATTACTACCATGCTTTTTTACCTCCTAAATTATGCTACCGGTGTTTCTTTCGGTAAAGTTATCCATTTAATCGTTACTTCAAATTTTTCGTATTCATTCGCATCGCCTTCTCCGGTTTTTATTCCTGATACATTGGCAACCGCTGTCCATTGTTTCTTATTGTCTGGAGACACTACTTTAAACCAAACCTTTCTTTCATCTCCTACTTTGTATTTCAACCCAGCAATTAATGCTTGTGCTTCGTCTTCAATGTCAAAATCGCCCTCGAAAGAATATCCCGGTTTAACAGAATTAACTTGTTCTTGAGGTGTGCCGTCGCCGTCATACCATGCTACATCGTCTGTATCTTCATCTGTTTCATCATTAACTGTTTTTATGTATTTCGCCAACAATTTAAACGCTTGTTTTTCCGGTTCCGTTGTTGGGTTAGCCGGATTAAATGGTGCTATAAAATGTTTTCTCAGCGCGTTTTTTTGTCTTGCCATATAGTTTTCTCCTTATACTTCTAATTTTGATATTATATTTAATGTGTAAATAAAAAAGTCTTGTTCATCTCTTCCATTTATGGCTGGCTTACCAACTTCAAGACTTAAAAATTGATAAGAACCATTTAAACTAGGTAATTGTAAATTAAATTCAGATAAAGCAGAGTGGATAGTCCACATTATTGAGTTTGCTTTTTGATTGTCTTGACTTTTCACAGCAATTTCAAAAGGCAAACTAATTTCTTGTGAGCCGTCCATGTATAATTGTTCCACTTTCCCTCCAGAGATTAGATTGATGACTAAATCGTCTGATTCGTTAAAGTAGTCCAACCTTGCTTTTATAGGTAAGTTTAATGAGTTTAAATATCCACAAAGTACTTCTTGAAAATCATTATTTATCATGTTATCCCTAATCCTTTCTTAGCTATTTCTTCCCAACGTCCCATATTAACGTCAGAAGCTTTTTCAGTCCACTTACTGCCAGTTCCCGGAATAGTGTATTTCTTAAACGTTACTATCCCGTTAGTACCATAGAAATGCGCTCTAGCATAGACAGTGTTCCAAATAGCTGCGCCATTACTAGCATGGCCACTAGCTCTTAATACCCCTTTTCCATCGCTTGGGACGTATTTATCACTATCTATTACTATTTGATTAGCTACCATGGTTTTAGCGTTTTTCACATTGCCTGGACTAAATTTTTTCTCTAATGGTGTTAAATTGTATGATACTTTTAAACTCATTAAATCACCGTTAATTCATAGGAAAATACCTTATTCCTAAAGTAATTAGTCTCTATCCCAATTACTTTATATTCACCGTGAGAATCGCTAATTTTTGCTTGTAGCCAACTATCATCGACTTCAACTTTTGAATATTTTGGATAAATAAAAATCGTTCCCGACTTTAACCTTGTAATGTTAGTTAAACTTTGAGTGTTTATTGACTTATCTATTGAACTTCTATCAAATCTAACATTTTCAACTTCGAAAGGTTGATGATATTTAACTTTCCCCCAACTATCTTTTTCTCCTGCTAAACTTACCGAAATAGAATCTTTAAGAAGCCTTTTATCTATCATAACAAACTCCTCTATAACCAAATCCTACACTTTTAAGTAAGTTCAAAGTATCAAGTGATAGATTATATCGACTGGACTCGTGATTGGTATTATTCTTATCGCTATAATTTATAGTGGTTCTTCCAATACTCACGCTGTTTAAAGTAATCTTATCTTCAGCAGTGAGAATGCCAGACTCATTTAAATAACGTATTTGATTAGCAATAGCAAGCTTTACTGCATGCTTTCTAGGCGGGAAATCATCTTCTAAATTGTTATTTTGATAAAAATAATTTGTAAATAAGTCAACTGCCATTTCTGCTCTTTGCCTTAAATCTGAAAAATCATTAATCTCTACAAAACCTAGTTTCTTATATTCATCCAAAGTTAAATAATTCATTGTTTAACCTCCTTAAAAAGAGGCTGAATTACTCAACCTCTTCTGTTTCTTTATTTTTTCCTCGTCCAGATTTTTTTACTGGTTCTCCTTCAACTGGTTCTCCTTCAACTGGTTCTCCTTCAACTGGATCTTCTTCGACTTTAGTCAAAGCTTCTTCTCCTAAGACTTTTACAATTTCTGTAAATCTATCTTCTTCTAATTCCACAATAGATCCTTTTTTAAAAGTTTCCCAAGTATTCTTATCTGTAAACGTTACGTTAACTGTATATTTTCTCATTTTAATCCTCCTATGCTAATGGTCCCGCGCTTGTTACTTTAATAATAGCTTTTTTATTGTCGTCTAAAGAAAATGTTCCACCTTTAGACGCAGCTTGAAGTTTGACTCCGTCAAAATCTTCTGTAGGAATAACCCTCGCCGTTTCAATTCCTACAAATGGAATTACAATTTCATCAGGCGCAAAAATTGCTGCTACATTGTTTTCAAAGTATTGTTCAGCAGTTTCTTCTAACACAAAACCTTTATATTTGTGCATGCCATTTTCATCTACCGATACACTTGATCCTTTGGCAGAAGTCGTTGACATCATATCAATTATGGCGTTATACAACTGTGGTCTTAAATATGCTTTAAGCGGAGCGTTAATTTCAGTATTAGTTTTATAAACATTAATCGCATTAAATAGTTTTTGAATAGTAATTTCTTTTAGATCAGCTAAAGTTTCTGTCTTTCCAGCAACAGTAGACAAGAATTTTCCGACACGTTTATTCATATCGCGTGTTTGAGCTTCTGAATGTAATTTTAAACGGTCAGCTACTGCAGCATCTAAATCATTGTTCACAGTAAATTTATCAATCCCCTCGTGGATTGTCATAGTATAATCATATGGCACATCTGTGTCACCATAAATTACTTCTTTTAACTCCCCAAATCTGCTTCCTTTTCCAGTTCCTGTTCCAAATGCTGTATTTGCATCGGTATTATACGTCCCTACTACTACTGGAGTATTGTTGGTTTTAACTGTAAATGCTGTAGCATTTTGTTGCACCCCATCTTTTGTTTGTAAAGGTGCTAAAACACCACTAAAAGCTTTCGTTGCGTCGAAAACTGTTGATAATAATTGTTTATATTGTTTCTCGTATTGACGAGCAGGTAATTTATTATTTTCTGTTCCCATTTATTTTTCTCCTTTTTTATTTATATGAATCTATAATTGCTTGGAAAGGATCTCTTGTATTTTGTCCAGTTCCACTAGGATTGCCACCTACTGAAATTTGAGGTGTGTTCGCTTGTTGTTCTTGTTCAAATAAGAAAGGTTTACTTTCCTTTAACGAATTAACTACCTCATCAAGTTTAGGCTTTCCATCTTCTCCTAACTCAATCTTATCTACATCGATAAGCTTCATTAGAACATCGCTATCATGTGCTTTAACATCTTTTAGTGCCAAAGCAATAGCGTTTGTTTTGTTAATTTGTGCCAACTTGTTATCGCTATCAACTTTGAACTGGTCAAATTCAGATTGCAATTTTTCTAATGCTTGCTTAGCATCTGAATTAACATCGTTACTTTTAGTCAACTCTTCTAATCGAGTTTTTTGCGATTCAAGTTGTGATTTTAATGTCTCATTTTCAGCAGTCAATTCTGTTTTTGCTTGATTTTTTGCGTTTTCCAAACCTGCACCGTACGCTTGCATGATTTTATCAATCGCATCTTTATCTGTAACCCCTGCTTCAACCAACATTTCTCTTTTTAAGCTCATAAATTTAAGCTCCTTTCGTTTTACGTCCTTTAGACTTTATTTAGCACTGTTACACCGTGCAAGGCATAATAAAAAGACCTTTTAACGTCATGTCTAGGACGAAAAATTGCATAATAAAAACACCTAGTATAAATCACTAAGTGTTTTTTACAAACCTCTTTTATTCCATTCTTTTTCTATTCTTTCTTCTTCCTCTTCGGTCCAACCATCTACAAATCTCGTTGCTCGTAACTCTTTATCAGAAAGATTTTCTATATCAATCTCTTTTTCAAACTTGACACCTCTTGTCTTTTCTATATCTTTCATTATAATCTCGCTAAATTTCATGATTATTCTCCTTCACAATATTTATCGTAAATTCTATTTTTCCATCAACTATCGACGCTTTAGTTATTACAAAATTACTATTTCTCGGCAGTATCATTTCACTTTCTTCAAAATTATCAGTCATATATACTTTTTGACCTTTTTCAGCTTGTATTCTTAATCTTATTGGGTAGTTTTTAAAATAGTTTAATTCTGGAACTACGCTAGTTGATACAAACCCTTTATCATTTAAAAACGCTTTATTTTTATTTATTAATTTAAGCATTTCTTTTTCACTTGTAACATCTTTTAAAATTGGGTTTTGATCAGCTATGGCATCAAGAATGTCCATTTTCGCATACCTAGTCAGAACTATATTTTCTTTCAAGGTATTCGATTTTATAACTTTATCTAATGTAGAAATTGTTAGTTTATCATAATCATTCAAACTATCTACCATCCCCCGTCTTAATGCTGAATTAATTTTAAATGAATTTTGAGTTGCAACATAACCTCCTGTTATTCGATAATAAATAGGTTTTCTATCATTATGTGCAATTTTACCGCTTTCTTCTAATATTCTCGGCAAATCTTTCTCCGACAAGGTTTTAAATACTATTCTATTTTTATTATACACCTTTTTCGACTTATCTTCAACATTTTTAGCAGGATACTTACCAACTACTGTGGGATTCTTTTCAATGAGATTCTTACGTCCACCCAAAAGAGTTTTTTCTCTCAGTTTCAACTTTTGTAAAGCTTCTTTATCATCTAAATCTCTTATTAGCTTTTGCTTATCCCTGTTAATTCTAATCTCGCGATCAAATGCTTTTAATCTTGCTTTATCAAGTGCGTTTTGTTTAGCTTCCTCTTCAGATAAGTGTTCTAAATACTCAGGTAGATCAGGTTTATAATTCACACCAACTACAAATGGTGTCAAATAGTGTCCACAGTTGATACCTAAACAACCTCCGGGACTGCCGTATCCATAATCAGGTAAACTTAACACCCTTTCACCTTTAATAGTTCTTGCTACTCCTTTAGTCACTATTTGATGCTGCAAAGGTGCACATAATTCTCTAGCACTTGACTTAGCGCTGTAATAAAATGTGTCCACCCCTAATTCATCTGCGGAGCGTTCTCTCATTTCTCGATAAGTCCTAAATGTCGTTGTGCGGATTACCGTTTGTGCGTATCGCTCTACAGTCCACGTTTTCCCACCTCTATCTCTAAAGGCTGTAAATCCTCGCTCATACATTTTCAAAACCGCTTCTGACAATGCTTTATTGTGCGACTTTGTACCAGACACTACACTAGCAACCACACTCTCTAAAGTCTTTTTATAATTATTTTGTAGAGCTTTCGGCATTGTTGTATTGATTAAATTATTAAGTTCAAACATTGTCTGTTTTGCTAACGAGTTCAAACTATCTTGAACCAATGGATTAGGTTTAACATTAGTTTTTAAAGCCTGTGCCAATTGTTGATGGCTATCTTGATAAATCTTATACCCCTCGTTAGCAATTACATCTCTGAACACACGCTCAGCTACTCCTGTTTGCTTTGAAATATCCCTAACACTTTCTTCTGTTAATAGGTGCATATCATTTAATTTTTCTAATTGCCAAATATAAGGATTATCGATTAAATCAGCAGTTCCTCGTTGCTTTAATCTCCTGATAATATTGTTCATCATCTGCATTGTTAGATCGTGGTACAATTCTTCAACTTCTTTTGATTTTACCCAATATTTACCATCATTATTCTTTATCTCCATATATTACCTCGTCAGTTCTTTCAAGGTCTGGTTGTGCTTCATTATTAATTTCAGATAACATTTTGCCAGCTTCTTCATCAGTTACTCCTAACACTTTAGAAATAGCAAATTGCTTACTAACAATTCCGCTTGCTAATGCTTTAGTCCAGTATTCAAGTTCTGCATTTCTATCTGTGAATACTCCATCATCTAGGTTAACTGAAATATCTTCTAACTTAGGTATTTCCCCATGGTAAATTCCGTGTGCTTTTCCTAACTCACAGATTGAAACTACAAGTTCTTTGATTGAATGTTCAACTAGTGATACTATACTATTTCTTAATTGATAAGTATCTGAGTTTTCGCTAACAACTTCTGTTGCTGTCTTCATAGTCTTTCCATCAAAACTAAACATTCCACCACTAACTCCAACTTGCATTTCAAACACTGCTAATCCTTTGTTAATTGCTTTAATGTAATCATCAGCTCTAATAGGTGTAGTTAAATCAACGATTTTATTATCATCAAGACTACCACCTATTTGAACAAACACATTTTGGTCAGTTTCAAATCTTCGTTTAGTCACGAACTTATTATCTTTGCCAGCTTGAAAAGTCATGTTTGTTAAACCATCTGGAACAGCTACTCTTCTTTGTCCCATCTTAATCTCCCACATGAACTCATCATAAGTTCTGTTAATAAAATCAATTGTTGTTTTCGCATTGTCAAATATTGAAAGTCCTAATGGACTATTAATATCTTTGTTGTTCATTCCAGGTGTTTTAAGATATGTAAATAAAGGTCTACTTAATCCCTTAATCACTATGTTTTCTTCTAGATTCTCATACAACTCACTTAACAACGTTTGACTTCCTACTGTATCAGCACTATTTGATTTATACAACTCATTAGTAATCGTTAAGTCGTCATCGTTCCACTCATGAAATTCAATTAGTGTGTAGTACTTATTTGTTTTACCTTCACTTTTAACCGACTTAGTAACAATAGCTGCACTACTTACATCTTGCATGTTGCTTTGCAATGGTAAAAATACTGGCGCTTGAATGAATGCTATCTTAATTGTTTTCCCATCAAAATAAGGCCTCATTGCCATTCCTCCTAATGCTAAACAACTTTCAAGGTATCTTTCAAAGTTCTTGTTAAATCTATCATTCAAAAGCACATCATTGACAAACTGATTAATCGATTCATTATCTACTGCGATCTCTGCTTGTTCGTTATATACTAATCCAGCTATCTTTTTACAAGCTGTTCTCGCTAGTGGTAAGTGGTTAAACTTTCTTGTGCGTTGTTCCCCATCCGTATTTAGGTAGGTAACATCTTTAAACTTACTTTGAAAGTAAGTCAAATTGTTCTGTATTCGATTGTACTCTTCACTTGATACAACTATTTTCGGATGGTCTAATATGTTTGTTAAACTACCTTGCATTGTGTACTTGCTCCTTTTAAATAAATTCTTAATAATTTGTATAAGCTTCATTTCTTTCTCCTATACTTTTAATCCTAATAATTTTGCATTATCTAAAACAAAATATTTAAATTCATCGACAGTGTGATCGTCCTCTTTAATTACTTTTGGTTCAGGTGTCTTGATGGTCTTCTCGTCGTACCTGTACATTTTGTGTTCTTCAATGAATATCTTATTGTTTTCGTTATCTAAATAAAAAAATCTTCCTTGCGCTAATAAACTTGTTACCGTATCAATCATGGTTTGATTTTTTCTTTTAGCAACTGGGTTCCATCTAATCCCAAAATCTTTAAAATACTGATTCCTTAATGCTCCCTCTGCACTATCTATTGTTAATTTAATAGTTGGCACATTAAACAGTTCTTGCACGCTAGAAATAAAATTATTAATCATTACAGTTAAATCACTAGGTGCAGCTTTAACGGCTCTTCCTGCAGGAGAATAATAAAACGTATCAAGTAATATTACGTTACCTTTAGCAGTAATACCATAAGCTCCACACGCTGTCGCACTTTGTTGGTGTCCTGTATCCAATGCGTAAGATATTCCTATAATCTTATCATCACTAGGTAATTCCTGTAATGGATGAAAACAAGCCATATTGTAGACATTATTCCCAATTCCTACTGGTTTACCTAAATAAATATAAAGATAATAATCATAGTCATTCTCTTTTATCCTGTTAATATCTGCTAACATTTGATCAGTAACAAACCCTAATTCATCATTCAAATAACTTGATTCATGTACTAAATAACTGTCATTAGTTTTCACATCTTCGCTCCACTCATTTATCCAATTATAAGGATTTCTAGGTGGATTATAACTCCAGTAGAATTTCACAAACGGAACTAGCTTGTGTTTCTGCCTCATGAATGTGATATTTGTTTGGTCGAATTCCTCCTGGTTGTCAAACTCGGCAGCCTCTTCATACCATACAGCTATTATATTGTTAATATCATTCGATTTTAACTTTTGAAAGTCATCTGCGCCATAGAAATAAAAGCTTGAACCTGTGACTTTGTGAGTTATTTTAAACGGAGATACTGTGCTTTTGAATGAATCTGTTAAGCCGTACATGTTTATGGCCCAGTTAATCTTATTAAAGACACTATCCCGAATAGTATTTGCTACTTTCCTGATTACAACTACATTAACTTTTTCACCTTTAGCAATCATTTTCGACATATCTTTTACTAATTTTAATGCGATTACAGAAGATTTAAAGCTGTTCCTACCACCTTTTAACACATTGTAAGGTACTTTAGACAGCCACACCGGTTTGAAATGCGGATTTACATTCTTTTGCACATCAAACTTACTCATCTTCCCACCTATCCACAATTACAATATTTTCAGTGGCGGTAGCACTCTTCTCTTCCCTCGCCATATGAATCTTGTTGAGAATATCGGCAGCCTTTAATCTGTCTTTGGCACTTACTGATATATTAGTGATCTCTTGAAATCCCTGACCACGTCCTATAAGCGTTTGTTCTTTATGCTCTCCTCTCATTACTGAACTTAGATACTCCATTACTTCTTTAATGCTTGCAGTCTTTTCTGACTCTATCTCCTTGAGTCGTTCATCTATGTAGGATTTTATTCCCGTATTTTCCAGTAATTTATGTGAATCGCTTTTTGCATATTTTTTACTATATCCAGCCTTTACAGCTGACTGCATAGCATTTCCGCTAATGATGTACTCATCAGCGAACCTTTGTTGTCTTGAAGTCAATTTTCCCAAATTTTCCACCACCAGCCTTTCTTGACAAAATAAAAAGACAATCTCACGACTGTCTTTAAAAAATATGTTAGGTTATTATTGGAATTTAGGTAAGGTTTAACTATCTTACTGCTTGCGTTCTTGTTTCGTAAATTAAAAATAAAAATTATCAATTAAAGGAAATTTCTGAAAAAAATTACCTTACCTAAAATTCTACATTACCATTATACCATTTCTAAATATACTTGTGCATACTTATTCATACTTCTGCATACTTTTTTATACTTCTCCATACTTCTTGTATAAATTTGTTATATAAATTTTTTCCAAAGCCTTTGAATGCTTATTCGCTCTTGTGCTTTGTGAAATATCCATTATGTGTTCTACCTTACCCCAATCCAAGCACTCAACATACCTTAGTTGCAATAATAGTCTTAATTCCACATCATTTATCTGATCTATGCTTTTCATCACTTCTAGCTTTAGGTTTAAGTATTCCATATTCTTCTCAACGATATAGCGTTTATGTTCATCTGTCTTATCAATCAGACTTTCCCAGCTATTCTTATTACCACCTTTAATTTGTTCTTTCGCATAATCAATAGCTTTCACTTGTGATTTTTTATGTTCATCTGCATTTAAACAACGTTCTCTGGATTCTATCATTAATTGAATGTGCTTTATGTTCTTTAAATATTTTATCTTTTTGAATACTGTTTGTTCTTCTTTAGTTCTTCCCATTCTCCCCAACCTTTCTGAGTGCTATCTCTCCGCTTGTAGCCTCTATCAATGTATGAGTCCCGCAATCCTCACATCTCACGCAAAACACATTCTTCTCAATCGGACAATATTCTAATTGACCACAACACTTATGGCAATAATGTTTAGTACTTGGCGCTTTTCTGTATATGTATCTTTTTAATTTTTCATAGTTAATTAGCATTAATCCAACACTCCTTTTAGGAATATTATGTCCGGAGCTTGTATATTTCTAAAAACATAAAGAAACATTATGAATAGTATAATCACAAAACACGGAGTAAATATTATTATTAACTCTTTATTTGTTGGTTCAGAGTATTCACATTTTTCCCCTGTAACAAAAAGTGTGAGTATAAAAATAATTATTGCTGCCGCAATTGAAATATAAATCAACTTATTGCAAACGTCGTATGTGACATATTGCCATTTCAAACCCTCATACACCTCTGGTATCTTATCGATACTAACACTTAACTTCTCTGCTATCTTCTGCATTAATTCGTTCATTACATCTCTACTCCTAACTCTTTTAGTTGTTCTATCATGTTACTTTTAATCTTTTCTAGTGCTTTTATTATTTCGTGTTCTTGCCCTTCTGCTACTGTCATACGAAAAAATCCACATTTTATTTCTATATATTTAGTTTTGTTGTTACAAGTTTTAACGAAATCCTCTATCCCATTAATATATCGTGTTAAAATGTTAACTTCTTCTAAATCCTCAATCTTCATTAACAAAACACCTCCAAAATTTCATCTCCAAACTCATCAATGCAAGCTCGGGTTATTTCTTTTGATTTGAAGTAAGGTAGTTTAAGGAATGAATCACAACTTTTATTGGTAACCACATAAATACTTTTATCTTCATAATGGTAACCCATGTAATGTTTACCTTCATTCTCATTATTCCAATCAGGTTCCCATTCCCCCTGCTGTTCTTTCGCCCAACATTTAATCTTCTTAATTAAAGTCTGCTCTCGTTTGAATTGCTCGGCTTCTTCTTTGGTGTCAAAATATAGTCCTATGTCGTATAAACATTTATCGGCTTCATTACTTATATTAAAGCCCCATTCTTTTACTTGTCCAAAATAATGACTAATATAATATATCTTTTCTCTATCATTCGGATAACTTATCTCATACGGTTTCTCCCGCAACTCATCTAACTCTTTCTTTAGTTCATCTATCTCTGCTAGAGATTTTTCTATCCTTTCAGTTAACTCTTGTATCTTTTGTTCTTTGTTCATTGCCTTTTCTCCTCCTAAAATAACCCTGCAATAAAATCAACTTTACTATACCTATAATTTTCTATCTCACTAATCTTAATAAGTTGACCTACTATTTCAATGACTGAATTTTTGTTTCTAATTCCATATCGAAGTTGTAGTCTATTAATAGACGTTGTGTCCGTTACAAATTCCAATACTTCTCTGTTCTTCATTTTGATTAGTAGTTTGTATTTATCGTCCATACTCTATCTCCTATCCTCTATTGAATTGCTTAACCTTTCAGTAAATAACATTCCCTCAAATAAATATAAAAATTTTTCGTATTCGGTTGCTGAAATTCTATATGTAATTTTTCCTTTTGATAAATTTTCTATCTCAGCGTAAAATCTATCACAATTACGTTCTATATACAATTCATTAAAATGACCGTTCTCAAAAATTACATAGTTTTTTTCTTTTTCTTTAATGATTGTATATCCATGTTTTGTTGCTATCTTTTTTAATTTTCTATATTTGTTTAACATTCCACCAACTCCTTATTTTCGTATATGTTGCCTACTACAGAGTAATTTGAACATTCATACAAGGTTTCACTAAATTCAATAAGCTTCCATGAAATGTAAAACCCTTCATCAATGTCTTTTGTTACTATTCCATAAATCCACTCATCTTCTCCTAATACCCCTTCATCAGTTAATATACTTCCAACGTATACATAGTCGCCATTCTTATCTTTTAGTCCTGTATTTTCCATGAACTCAATTTCATCAAACAATCTAGTGTATGTGCATTGAGTTTCGCTATCAAAGAAAATAACTATCTTGTGTTTGTAGTCAATAACTTGAGTATCATATACTTTATTTTTATCTTTTACATATACTTTTGGTTGTAACATTTTTATCCTCCTATATGTATAATTGCTATTACAACAGTTTCAAAAACATCTGCTCGACCTTTTTCATAAGGTCTAAGTCGGCTACCATCTTTTATATACTTGATTTCTATAACGTATTCGTTCTCTTTTAATCCATTTGAGATATAATCATTAATTACATCAACTAAAGACTCAACACCACTTGTTATTGTTACTACTCTTTTAATCATTTTCTAACTCCTCCGTAACCCCTAACTCTTCCAATTCTTTAGCCAATTCTCTTCTAATTCCAAATATTACTTGTATAACTTTAATTTTGTGTTCTCCCTTTAATATTACTCCGTTAAACTCTGTAGATACCTTTAAAGTTCTTGCAGGATTTTGAACATCTATTGTAAACCTATCCAAATTTTCTATTTCATTAATTAATTTATTAGCTTCTTTTGTTTCTCTAAAATCCATTATTTCTCTAAATCTCCTATCCTCTCTTTTGCTTTCTCAAAATACTCTGTATTTATTTCAAACCCTACATAATTTAAGTTTGCTTCTCTAAATGCTATTAAGCTACTTGCACTGCCTACGTGTGTGTCTAATATTTTAAATTCTAGCCGACAATATTTATCAACTATCCAACGATATAAATTTACTGGTTTTTGAGTTGGATGTATTCTTTTTTCATTTAATTTTTTGTTTCCTTGCTGAATGTGTCCTTCTTCAATTGATTTGCCTTGAAACATCCCATTCCACATGTAAGTTACTTTTCTTACGCTATCATGTAAACTGCAGTATGCTATTTCACAGTCGCTAAAACTTGATTTGCCGTTGACCTTATCCCACACTATCCTACCTGGCCCAAAGTTATATATTTTTGAAAAGTAATTTACACCCCAAATTATTTGATGCTTACTCACCCTGAAGAGTTCGTCAAAATATTCTTTTGTGGGTAGTTCCCATGTATCAGTTTCTTTATATATTCGTTGAACTCCGATAGGACTTGTTTTTCTTCCGTAAAATTTTCTTTTCTCTGGCCCACTAAAATATGGCGGGTCTACTATCGCTATATCGAAATAGTTATCTGGGTAATTTTTTAAGTACTTCATACAATTGTCATTTATAAATTTTTGTTCCATTCCAATTACTCCTACCCTCCTACTCCATTTTTCTCTGCTGTTATTTTTGTTTGTTCTGCTTGTTCTTCATAAAGTTTCAATAGTTTTTGTTCTAATTTATGGTTTTGTGTTTTTAGTTCTGAGTTTTCTTTTTCTACATTGTTGAATGCAAATATACTAACAATCATTACTAATGCTACTCCTAATACAAATCCCACAATAAATATCGGGATAAATGCTAATACGTCTTTATCTTTCATTTTCTATCCTCCTATATCTTTTGGCGTACATCCCAACACATCCGCTAATCTCTTCAACGTTTTAAATCTTGGACTTAACCTTTCGCCAGTTCTGATTAATTTAATGACGTTGAAATGCACTCCAGAAAGTTTGTGTAATTCTTTATCGGTTATTTTAATTTGATCCATTATTTTTTGTAGGTTGGTCATTTATTAACCCCCTCTTTAACTTTCTTAATTCTTGCTTTCAAGCTTTGCATAATCTCTTCTTGCACATCTGCTTTACTGTCTAATGCTCGCATCACATCTTCATCTCTCGTGCCTTGTGTTACTAAATGATGAATTATTACTTTTTCTTTTTGGCCTTGTCTGTGTAGTCGCTTGTTTGCTTGTTGATAGTGTTCTAAATTCCATGTTAAACCGAACCAACAAACATGGTTCCCGCCTTCTTGCAAATTAAGGCCGTAAGCTGCACTTGCTGGATGCGTTAATAAGATGTCTATCTTTCTTGCATTCCAATCATCCTCATCTTGAACTGTCTTAAGCTCTCGAACTACTAAATTGCTTTTCTCTAACGCTTTCTTAATTCGTTCTTTGTCGTGTTGAAATTTGTAAAAAACTAATAAACTTCGCCCCTGTAAACTTTCTACCAACTCAAGAAAAGAATCGATTTTTGCGTTATGCACTTCTGTGTACACTCCTGAACTATCATATACAGCCCCATTACTGATTTGTAAAAGCTTGTTTGATAGTGCAGCTGCATTTACCGCTGTTATTTCCTCTGCTGCATCTTCAATCTCCAGGACAAAATCTCTTTCCATTTTGTCATAATCTTTTCTTGCTTTGTCACTTAAAATAACTGGAATTTCATTGTAAGATAAATCTGGAAGTTCTAAATAGTCTTCGGATTTCATACTTATACAAATATCAGATATCTTATTTATGATATGGTCGTAGACTCCTTCTTTAACTTTGTAATCGAAAATTTGACTTCTATTCCTGTTATTAGGCTCCATATATCTATTTCTAAAATGTGTAATATATTTCTCTAATCTCTCTCCTTGATCAAGTAAATATATTTGCGCCCACAAGTCCTCCACACCATTTGGGCTCGGTGTTCCTGTTAACTCTATCAATCTATTAATCTTAGGTAGCACCATTTTCAAGGCTTTAAATCTCTTACTTTGGCTGTTTTTAAAGCTGCTGCTTTCGTCAATTATTACCGTATCAAAATACCAGTCATTTCTCAGATAATCAACTAACCATGGAATATTTTCACGATTTATAATATACAAATCTGCATTTACACTTAAAGCTTTAATTCGCTTTTGTTGACTTCCTAATACTAGACTAACTCTAAAATCTTTTGTATGATTCCACTTATCTTTTTCTTTAGACCAGGTCCCTTCGGCCACTTTTTTGGGCGCTATAATCAAAACCTTGTTGACTTGAAATCTATTGTATTTTAATTCCTTAATTGCTGTTAAGGTTGATACTGTCTTACCTAATCCCATATCAAGAAATAACCCACATTTGGGAACATTGATCACATGATTAATTGCTGTTAATTGATATTTGTGTGGAATAAAATCTTTCACTTTATCAACTCCTCTACTAACTTATCTACCTCTTCTTTATTTTTTACTTTATAAACTTTTTGGCCTAACCTATTAAAATCTCTCTCTACTAATTTTTGCCTTGCTGAATATCTACCACCTATAGGTCTTTTCAATTCAACAAAAGCAACAGGTTTATTTTTTAAAATAATAATTCTATCTGGTACACCTGTGTATCCAGGTGACTCAAATTTCAAACACAAACCTTTTAATTCTTTAATTTTCTTTGTTAAATATTTTTCAATTTGCTTTTCTACCATTTATCTTTATTCAACCTAATCTTCAATTTCAGATTTTTTAAATTTGTAACTTGTAACTTTATTTTCCTATATAGTATATAAAACATAGGATTTATAGAATCTATAGAATTATTTATTTCTATAATTTCTATATTTTCTTTATTTTTATATTATATATAGTAATATAGTTTACAAAAGTATATATAAAATATTAATTAGAGTTATTATATCAAGGTTTATGAGGTGTAACTTTGGGTGTAAACTTCCGCTTTTAAAGTTACACCTGATATAGATAAACGTTGATATAATCATGTTTTATATTTTTTGAAAGTTACACTAAAGTTACACTTGGATTTTTAATTTGTAACTTTGGGATTTGAAAGTTACACCCCAAAGTTACACCCTTTTAAATCCTTTTTGAGGGCCGTAAACTCCAAATCTAGATGTTTTTTCATCCTTAACCCACCCAATTATATTACTAATTATTTGATTAATCTCTTTTGCATCGTTGCGTTTCATGAATCGTAAATCACCTTTTAAGCACTCCTCATACACTTCAACCGCGCATACTTTTGTTCTCGATACTAGTCTGTCTCCATTCTCAAATTTTCCAGCTAAAATGTTTTTCCTTGCGCCAATATCAAGAGAATACCAATTCTCGGTAATAGGTTTATCAAGGTAATCACGTATCAAGCCTTCTTTAGCGTTAGATTCTCTATGGTGCTCACGTGCCATATTGGCCAACTCTTCCGCCGCCTTACTAAGTTGCAAGCTTTCACCCATTACAAATAATGAATATGCCTCAGCCCAAATCTGGTCAACTTCTTTTGGCAAATCGTCCCAAACGCTTTTCTTAATAGGGCCTAAACAAATATCTATCGGCCAAAAACGTCTATTTCCCGTTGGATCTTTTAAAAACTCATCGTCGTTTGATGTTCCGTAGAAAACACACCTTCTAGGATACTTGCTTGTTCTTCTTCCGTAAGCTTCCCTGTATATATCTTCTCTTTTACTCAGGAACTGCTTAATTGCGTTTGTATCGTGTCTGTTCATAGCTGTAAGCTCTCCAATCTCAACAATCCAGCTCCCCTGGATAAGTTCAGAAGCGTCTTTACCTTCAAAAGTTTGTAAGCTATCGTTAAACCATTCTTTGCCTAAAATAGAAAAGAATGTACTCTTACCAACTCCTTGGGGTCCGGCCAGAATTGTCATAACGTCAAATTTTACACCGCCAATAATAGCTCTTGCTACTGCAGCTACTAAACTTTTTCTAATAGCTTCTCTTGTAAATGCGTTGTCTTCTGCACCAAAATAATCTATTAGTAAGGTGTCTATTCTTGGCACACCGTCCCACTTTAAATTGGTTAGATATTGTTCCACATAATTAATTCTGTTGCTATCACTGACTATTAAAAGCGCCTTGTCTTGCTTATCTTGACCTGTTATTTTATAGACACTTTCCAAATATCTTGAAAAAGATGCATCGTCCACCTCTGACCAGTCCCTGTGGTCTTTACTTGCGTCGTAGTGCTTATCCCACGGCAACTTACCGAATATTAAACCTCTATTACTGAATATATCAATAGCGATTTTATCTTTTAAATTCGGGTCGTTCTCCAGGATTAGAACTATATTATTAATAGTCTTTTGAATTTTTCCCTCTTCACTTCTTTCTAATTGAGAAAGCCAGTCTAATTCATCATCTTTAGAGGTTTCTTCTCCAACTACATTAAATATATCTTTAGCGTTGGCCACCATTTCACTGTTCATCAATGCTGCTACATTAGTATCTTCAAGAGCTAGTTTTTTCATAGCTGTATAAGACGGATATTTACTTACAGGTGTTCCGTCTTTCACGTTCTCATCAAGGTTGCTAAATTTGTGTATTCTTATTAGGTCAAAAGCATTAACAAGTTGGCCACAACAAGGATCAGTTGCGTGATGTGAGTATAGGAATTTATTATCATATAGTACCGCCCCTCCTGAGGTACTCCCTCCTGTGAAAGTATATCTATCAGGAGTAGCCGTTGCTTCGTATAAAGCTGGAATAAATGTTTGTATTGCAGATGTAATGTCATACACCTTACAAAACGACCCAACTAATCCGTTCTTAGTTAACGGGTCTTGTTGTCTGGCCAAAAGTTGTTTTTGTCTAGTATCTTGACCAGGAACATGTGGCCAGGTATTAATGTCAGTCCAATCATCATACATCCTAAGTATGCCTTTGCGGCTGCAAAATTGACCTGGGTAAAATTGGTAAATGTACTCACTATCCACCGAACATGAAGGATAATACATAAATCTGTTAACCTCGAAAGTAGTCGGGTCACAATTTTCAATCCCTAACAAGCTACCTAATTTTCTAGCTATTGGTTCATACTCATCAGGAGTACAACTCTCATCAAGTGGAATTAATACCCTTAATCTAGGTGTATAATTACTGTGTTTTCTAGTTGAATAAACAACCGCTGTACAACCTAAGGCACCAACTCGTTTTAAAATATCGTCCGTCATATTAGGTTGAATATTATCAAGATCTAAACAGACCACATCACGACTGATTATATTAGTTGCTTTTCTTCTACCATCTAAAAGCTTAGCACCTGTAAAGCCCCCAACATCTTTTAATTCATCTTGTTCTGATTTTTTAAGCTTGAGAAATTCCTCGTATTTCTCTTGAGTTCTAACAGGAGATTTTAAAGTGTCTACAAAGTCAAGCCAACTAATGTCTGTATTTTGCCAAATAGTTGCTTTTCTATGATTTGCTTTAGCAATTCCTAATAACCTATTTGCTTGCACTTTTTAACCTCCTTTTCTTAATCTTTCATATAATATTTAGTCTCGAATCCAGCACCTTTTAAAATTAATCCTGGAGCCCAAGTAATTGGCTCGGCCAAAATATTATTTACATCTTCTAGTTTTTCACTATCGTAAGCATCAATTACCACCTCGTCGTGGATGTGCATTACAACATCATAATTTTTCTCATATAATCTTAATAATGTTTCTGCCAGGCAATCTCTAGCTATTGCTTGTACAATGTTCTCGACTAGCTTTCCTCCGTAAGTTGAGTTGACTTCCCATTTTTTAGTAGTTTGGTTAACACCGTAATAATGGAGTGCATCTTTTCCAAATTGATTAGTCTGTAAAAATGGTTTAGGATAATACAATTTTCGGCCACTAGGTAATTTAATAGTAATAAAATCTAAACCGTACATCATATCCCATTCACGTTGAATCTCAAGTCCTCTTACATATTGAGTACCATTGCCATTCATAGCTTGAATTACAGCATCTCCTACCGCATACCACAAGCGAACAATGTTCTTATTGGCTTCTCTCCAACGAACTTTAATATCTGTAAGTTCATCATCAGATAACCCCATTCTGTCAGCACCCATTGCAATTAAGGCCGATTCTCCGCCTTGGTATCCTAATGCTAGCGTGGCCACTTTTCCGCGTTGCCTTAACTCATATTCAGGATTACCTTTTGAGATTTTATCAATCGGTACATTAAACATCTGACTTGCTGTTGCTTCATAGATTTTACCGTGGGTTGCGAATACTTCATTTACCCACTCTTCGCCAGCAAGCCAAGCAATTACACGTGCTTCAATAGCACTAAAATCACTTATTATAAACTTATCCTTACTAGCAATAAAAGCTGTCCTTACTAATTGACTGAGTGTATCAGGAACGTTATTATATAAGATTTTAATCCCTTCGAAGTTTCCTAATTTTGCTAGCTCTCTAGCAGTGTCTAGTGTGCTGATATAATTTCTAGGTAAGTTCTGAACCTGAACTAATCTACCAGCCCAACGTCCAGTCCTGTTCGCTCCGTAAAATTGTAATAACCCTCTTACCCTATCATCTTCACACATTGCATTTCCCATAGCAGAATATTTACTAACACTTGTCTTGCCTAATTGCTGTCTAATCTCTAACACTCTTCTAACCTTTAGGGGCAAATTATCTCTAGAAAGTAAATCGGAAATAACATCTTTAGTTAATCCTGGTAAATCTTCATCAAGCTGACTTTCTACCCAAGATTTAAGTTGTGAAATACTGTTAGGATTTTCAAGTTCGGTAATTTTAACCGCCTCTTCTGTTAGTTTCTCCGTGCTTTCAGCATCAATTTTTAAAATAGATTCAACCAACATCTTATCGATTTTAACTCCTTTAGAGTTCATTAAAATATCCATTTCCCACAGCTTCTGTTCTTTTGCTGGGACTTCAAAGGCTTTTAAGTGCTGATAAATTGTGAATTCAGCCTCGACGTCTTGCATATTATATTCACAGTATAATTTCCACTTATCTAAATCATGATGTGGGTCGTTCCAAGTTCTACCGCCATTAGTTTTAGTAGGTTTACATGGCACTGAAAAGAATTGAATTAATCTGTTTCCAGTTGTTAATTTCTTTTTATCTTCTGCAATGCCCAAGGCGTTCCCGGTCATTCCTAATCCAGCAGGAAGCCCTAAATATGTAGCGTGAAACATAGTACATCTCCACTGAGATATACTAGTTTCATACCCTGCTTGATTGAGGCAATACCACTCGAAAGCAGCGTTGTACGCATGCTTTAAACAGCTCTCATCATTAAGTAACCCGACAATATAAGGGGGGATTTTCTCACCTTGTTTTAAATCCACTAATTGCACTGGCAAATCATTAAGCTTATAGGAGAACATTAAAATTTCAAAGTCTTCTGACTGGGCATATTTATAGGCCCCACTCTTGGCAATATTGACACTACTACGAGTTTCAATATCAATACTTAAATGTTGCATAGTTTCCTCCTAATTAATAGGGGGCTTAATAACCCCCTAAATTTTAAATTTAAAGTGGAAGTCCTGTAATTGGATCTACACCGAAAGTATTTTGTTGAACAGGTTGCTGTTGAGGATTAGGGAATGGATTAGCTGCTTGTTGAGTTCCGCCAAGAGCCGAAAAGACTTTATTAGCCGCAACAGGCGCACCGCCTAAAACTTCTCCATCTCTAACTTTTTGAATGTGTGTAAGTCCGAACCCTACACCTTTTTTCCCTGTGTGAATGTAAGGGAAAACATTAATCGCTACATTTGCGTAAACTCCTGAATATATTTGAGACTGATCCAATATAGGTTGAACATTTCTATCAACTATTTGAGGCTGTCTATCAGCATTTGAGCTCGCAGTAAATACCCAACATCCTTTACATTCATCACCAAACGGAGTCCCATCTTGTTTAACTCCGTCTCCATCATGAATAGGATTAGCAACCACAGGAGGCATTACCCCATTCCATTTTTCATTAAGTCCTTTTTGAGTAGCTGCTTGAATTGCAGCATCTAAACTTTGCTTACTTGCTAAATCACTTTTCGGTAATAAAATAGTCGCGCTGTATTTTGGAGCTTGCTCCGGACTATTAGAGTATGGTTTAAACACATTCACATAACTTAATCTTACATTTTGTACTACCGCCGTTGTTTCGTTTGTCATAATTTTATAATCTCCTTAATTTCTGTTCTAATTTAATGGTTTAAAAATGCTTGTCGCATTTACAGTATTTGTTATTGAAGGTCGTTTATCATTTTCAAACACTAGAGTAGGCTTACCTTCACTGGTTACTACCATATCACCTACAAGTGTTGTAAATTGTTCTTTACCCAATGCTTTTTCTAGCTTAGCCAAAGTTAAAGGCACTTTATCGTAAATTATTGCCTCATCAATACCTCCGTCTATTAATTTCTTAAGTGCTTCGTCCTGGTTAGACCATGATCGTGAAGTTCTTCCAGCCACGGCCTTTAGACCTTTTACATCCTCACCAGCTAAGCATAGGTTAAGCGCATAAGCTTTTAAATCATTAACCCATTTAGCAATATCTTCTCCACGTGCAATGTATTCATAAAGCTTATCCTTTGGAATCTCATTAGGGTTTAGATGTATTTCTTTTTCTAAAGTTAGATTATTCTCGGCTCTTGCGGTGCAAATATCTCTCGCCTTGCAAAACTTACAAGCCTTAGCAGAAGGGACTAACTCACCTTCACCGCTTAACGCTTTTTCAGCTTGAAATTTGAAATAATCACCCCACAGGAGAAGCTCTGTTAAATCTGCAGTCCAACTAGACACATTATTTAATCTAGGCTGAACTATATTCATCTCAATATGTTCTATTTGGTAAATCAGACTAAATGCTTCGTAAGCCCCTAGCGCATACAAGATAAGTTGTTCATTTTGTTCTGCTGAAACAGGAACACCTTTGCCATATTTTAAATCGATAATAGATAAGGTATTTCCATGAATTAAAATACAGTCACAAGTCCCAAATCCACCAGGAACCCATTTAGAAAAATCAACTCTTTTTTCAATCTCAATGTAAGGCTGAGATAAATAACTCAAGGCTTTTTCTTTAATGAAATCCACATAAGAATCTGTATAAGAATCCATTTCAGTTTGATATAATCCATTTTCTTTAAGCTTTTTAACTGCTGCATTAAGCTTTCTTTTTCCAAATCCTTTTGGATCTAAATAATGCTTAAGTTTAAGTTCACTTAATTCGTGCGCTAAAGTCCCTTCCTTTGCATACACAGATTCGCTATCTGGAATACCATCTTCCATCTGCACGCTACCAGGACAAGTCGCCCACCTACTAGCACCGCTAGCGCTAAGCTTAGCATGCGCCCTTTCTTTGTGATTAATTTCAGTCATTAGATATCCGCCCCTAACTCCCTTAATTTAAGCGCAAAAGCTCCAAAGTTCTCTTGAGCTAAATGTGCCAATGATACGGCATTAAATTGTTGTAATAAGCCTTGTAATTGTTGAATTTTTCCAGCTTGCACTAGTGCACCAGAAGCACGTTGTAAATCTTCTAATGTGTAAGTTTTCGCAGTTGTTGGTACTGGTTGAGTTTGTACCGGAGCGGTATTTTGCGTCGGGGTAATTGGGACAACATTTTGAATTTCTTGAACCGGTTGGTTCATATTAGTTGGAACTGATGATATATTTTGAGTAGAAATACTACCCACATTAAACTCTCCATTACCCAGCTTAATAAGAACATCTTCCAACAAATTCACATCTTCTTTGCTTGCAATAATCACATTTACGTTTACTTTTAATTCCATTTTTAAAAATCTCCTTTATTTTAAATCTTTTAATAATCTTCTGCCTTCTTGAATGTATTGAATCTTAATATTGTGGTCAGTACATTCTTGAATATTGGTTATTACTACATCTACTAATTTTTTAAGATATTCTCTTCTTGAGAACTCTTCGGATGTTTGATTATACTCTTTTAAATAAGACAAGCTTTCCAAAGCCGTATAACAACCATCTTCGATTAATATTTCTCCATTATTTTTTAGTTTGCTTATTGCCATCCTCATTTTTGAGTAAGGAAAACCTAGGTCATTAACTAATTCATATTTTGAGCATCCAGGATTATTAAAAATATAATTCCTAATTGCTTGAGTTAAATTAACTCCAACATTCTTCCTCATTTTTAAAATTCTCCATTTCTATTACTTTATTGTCAAAAATATCCTGAACCTCTCTTATTTTTCGTCTTTCTAAACTATCAAAATCAATGTTGTCTAATTGGTCGGATATTTTATTACTTGTAAACCTCAAATCTTCTAACAGATCACTAAATTTTTTGTTTTTCATCTGCAATCCTCCACAATTCTTTAATTATGTCTTTTGCAATGTGTTCAGGAATTTCTTCGTTGTTAATAACAACACACTTTATCTTCTTATCCTGGATAAGCTCTTTCTCCTGACTGTTTATCATATCTTTTAACTTGTCTATTGTCGCTATTTCTTCAACTCTTGGACTGCTTGCTGACTTACCTTCTAAATGATTAAGCCAAAATTCGCCATATCTGATTATCTTTTGAATATCGTCTTTTGGACTTTCGTGTTTCTTGTTTGCTCTAATTCCGTATTTCAGTATATTAGCTTGGCATACGCTCCCAAAGTCATCTACTACTTGTTGAATTAGATCTATTGTTTCTAAATTTCCTATCTTATAATGTTGTGGATCTTTAACGTTATTTTCTGACACTTGCAATTTCTCCTTTTTTGTGTTATTTTATAATTGAAATTTTAATTAAGTAGTCGTTTATTTTTTAACGGCTGCTTTTTTAATACCCATCTTTTTGTCTTTGGTTAGTAACTGCAGCAATAATTTCATCTTTCGAAATCCCCGCATTTTATTTTCATCTCCAAAAGTCTGTCTCGTATTCCTTTATCAGAAATTTTACCAACAATAAATTTTTCTGGCACAAAGTCAGTTTTTACGTATTTTTCGAATATAGCTAACTGCAACCCATTACTAATCACCAAGACTGTATCACCATTTAAGAGGTCGGGGTAATCGGTGAAAAAGTAATAACTTAAAAGACTCGGTCTTCCAAAATCGCCTTTAATTCTAACTTCTGCTATTCTCATTTTTACCTCCTATTCAAAATGTTTGTCGTATCTTTTATCAAATCCGCACCATACACTGCCAGTTACAAAAATATAAACTGCAAATAATATTTCAAACTCAATTTTTGTCATTGCTAATGAGCAGATGAAAATTATAGTAAAAGTCCAGTAGATAAGATTAAGTGTTTTTTTCTGTAAATGTTTAATCATTGCTTGTGCTCCTTATTACGTTGAATTTTTCTTTTTTCGGAATTATCATTTGTATGTAATCCAAATTTATATACTGAATAGTCGACTTATCAGAAGTTATTTTCACGAAGCTGCTTGATATTTCGGCTATTTCTTTTGGAATTTCATTTGATAAGATGCAATCTTCTAAATAGGTGTCATCTAAAAATATTAATTTCTTTATTTCCATTTATGCTCCTTTCTTTAATTTCTTTGATATGTGCTAGATCTCTTAAATTTAAATTGTATTTTCTTTTAAAAACTTATTAACTTCGCTTTCTAAGTAAATGTATTGTCTACCTACTTTAGTAGGTCTAAGTCCTCGGATATTAAGTTCAGCTAAGGTATCTTGACCAATATTTAACTCTCTGCAGAGTTCTTTTTGGTTGTACCGTCTATCAAGAACTAACTTTTCTTTTAAAATCTGATAAACTTTCTCTGCGATTGTGTCGATAAGTTTGTCAATAAAATCACTAGAGAACATATTAATCACTCCTTTCTTTAATTTAGTTCTCTTTCGGGAACGTCTTTTTTAAAAAAAAGCGAAATATCTTTCTCTGAATAACCTAGTATGGTTAACATTTTTAAAAACTCATCTACTCCTATGTCCACTAAACCGAGTTCACGTTTCGCATATGGTGTTCTAGAAGTCCAACCCATTTTAAAAGCCATATCCTCTTGAGAAAGACCTTTCGCAATTCTTTCAGCTTTTAATCTCGTTATGTCTAATCTCATATTATCCTCCTTTCTAATCTTCGTTCTCTTTAGGGAACAATTTAATAATAACATCACTGTTCTTTTTTGTCAACACTTTTTTCTAAAAAATATTAAAAATGTATCAAAAAGGTATCACTTGTATTCAAAAGGGAACAATGATATAATAAGATAAATGGAGGTGATTTAAATGAAAAATAATAAAGAAGTTGTTGAAACAGTAAAACAATTGACTAGTGAGCAAAACATGTCAATGAGCGAATTAGCTCGTCGTGTCGGGATAGCAAAATCAGCTATTTCTAGATATTTTAATGGAACAAGAGAATTACCTCTAAATAGAATTGAGGATTTTGCTAAAGCATTGCACACCACATCTCATTTTTTATTAGGGGTAGAACCTGAATCTTCTAAAGGCATTAAAATCCCAGTCTTAGGGACAGTACCCGCTGGAATTCCTATCACCGCTGTTGAAGATATAATCGACTATGAAGAGATACCCAAATCATGGGAAAACCAAGGAGAATTTTTCGGCTTGAAAATAAAAGGTGATAGTATGTACCCAACATTAGAAAATGGTGATGTCGTTATTGTGAGAAAGCAAAGCACGGCAGACAACGGAGATACAGTTATTGTTATGGTAAATGGAGATGATGCAACATGTAAAAGATATGAACGTTCTGATACAGGAATAATGCTTATACCTAATAATAATGCTTACGCTCCCGCATTCTATACTAATAAGGAAATTGAAACATTACCTTTAACAATAATAGGCAAAGTTGTAGAATTAAGACGAAAATTTTAAGATAGCTAACCTTAGCTATCCATTATGGTTAAAAAACCACCACAAAATTTAAAGGAGAATTACAATGAAAAAAAGCAGACTATTATTAAGTTTAATATTAACCGGAGCAATAACATTGACTGGGTGTTCTTCAAAAACAGAGAATAAAGAAGAGACAAAAAAAGAACAAAAAGAAGAGCAAAAAGAAAAATTAACTGTTGAGAATATTAAATATGAAAATAGAAAAGATCCAAATATAAAATACATAAGCTTTGGAATAATCAAATTAAATTCTCAAGAATGGTCTGGATTGACAGATGAGAAGATTAATAATTTCATCAAAGCGTGGGAAGAAAAAAGAGATGCTTATCATCAAAAATTTCTAATAATATACAACGAGAGTACGCAAAAAGCAATAATATCTGCAGGAACAAACGAATCTATCAACTACAGACCTTTTGAAATAAATGTATCTCAAAAAGAAAGATTTGATGTTTCAACTCCAACAAACAGTATGTATTTATGGGATGAAAAAGAAAAAGCATATATCCATGTGGAATCTAAAGAAAAATTAAATTTAAAATAAATGTGTTGCAGATTGCAATACAAAAAACTCTCCGCCCCCGCCAAGAGTTAGAGAGTTTTTATTAACAGTAAGTCCGTTTCGAGTATTATTATATCGTCATATAATAATAGTATTCTCAAAACTACTTAAGATGTGTATATTATATCATATACCTAATATCAATTCAATCATTAATTTCTTTGATATGTGCTAGATAGAAAGGAAATGATGAAAAATGATTAAACAATACGAAAAAAACGGAAAGAAATTTTATAAATTTCGAAATATTTACATTGGAATAGATCCACTAACTGGTAAAGAAATAAGAAAATCAAAAGCAGGATTTAAGACAAAGCGCGAAGCTGAAATTTATATATCAAAATTAAGAACTGAATACGATAATAACAACTACATTAATTCAGCAGATATAACGTTTAATGAACTTTACCAGATGTGGTATGCAAGTTATAAAGACACAGTTAAACCTAGTAGTTTATATGTCATTGAAACAATATTACAAACAATTCTGGCTGATTTCCAAAATATAAAAGTCAAAAAAATAACAATGGTTTATTGTCAAAGAATAATAAACAAGTATGCTAATTTTTCTTATAGTCACATAAAGAAATTACGCACATACATATCTTTAATACTACGATATGGTGTTAGAATGCAAATTATTAATACTAACCCTATGAGCCATGTCACACTTCCAAAACGTAAAGAAGTAAAAATAGATGACACCGAAGTATATTACACAAAAGAAGAATTAAAACAATTCTTTGAGATAATAGAAAGATATAACAACTTAGAATGGCTTACTTTATTTAGACTATTTGCATACACAGGAGCAAGAAAAGGGGAAATTCTAGCGTTAACATGGAATGATGTAAACTTTTCAGATAGCACTATTTCCATAGATAAAACACTAGCAAGTACTAGAGAAAAAGTAATAGTGCAAACTCCAAAAAGTCAAAGCAGTATCAGAATTATCTCAATAGACGAAACTACTTTAAAAATATTAAAACGTTGGAAAATAAAACAACTGGAAGAGTTTCTAAAATTGGGAATAACTCCAAAAAGTGAACAGCTAATTTTTGCTAATAAAGATAATGATCATAAGTGGATATTTTTCCCTAACTATACTTTTAAGAAAATATGTAAAGAAAATGATTTTAAATTAATAAAAATACATGGTTTCCGCCATACACACGCCTCTTTATTATTTGAAAGTGGTAATATGAGCATTAAAGCTGTACAGCATAGATTAGGTCATTCAGATATTCAAACTACTATGAATATCTATACACACGTTACACAATTACAAAAAGATAATTTAGGTAATGATTTTGCTAAATATATGGAGATGTAATAAAAGTCGTTACAATTCCGTTACAATTGATAAAAAAAGGAAAGCCGAAGTGTCTCAAACGGCTTTCCTATAAGTATTTAAAAAATTATCTTCTTAATCCTAGAGATTTAATTAATTCACGGTATCTTTGGATATCTTTTTTAATTAAAT